TGCGCATGGTGGGTGAGCACCTCGCGATGGGGCCAATGTCGAACAACTTTGCCATGCACTTTGCGGACGCTAACCTAAAGGCGCTGGACTGGTCTAAGCTCAAGCCAAAGGATGTCGCGATCTTTGACAGCCATATTGCTGATGGGTATGTGATCAAGAAGAAGAACAAGACGACTGGTGAGGTGACGACTAAGCATGTGAAGTTCCCAGATTGGCCCGGTCTCGCCTCGCCTGACCTCGCCTTTGAAGCCATGCAGAAGAACCCAGAAATGCGCAAGTGGTTCAACAACCGCATGAAGACCCCTGACCTCACCCAGCCCCTTGGCTTACCCAATGGGCGTGACATCGAGTACGCGATCTCAGAACCTGCCATCCGCAACCTCGAGATCAACATGACTGGTCTGAACACAGGCATTCTCAAGCCTAACGCCCCTGTCGAGCCTTTGGGTGCGCTCCACAACACCTACACCCATCGAATCTTGGGCGAGGCGATTGGCCCCCGTGAGGTGCTGTCTCCCTTCACCATGTCATACCCTGACGCAACTGCGCATGTCTTGAGGACTCAAAACCCTTCAGACTTTACAGGCACGATCCAGAAGGTGTTCCCCCACCAAGTCGTTGACCAGCAGTACCTTGACGAGATGGGCAAGTACCAAGACCGAGTCAAGCAGATCACTGGCTACAAAAAGGGTGGAGCAGTCAAGAAGTTCCAAGCTGGTGGCAAAGCCAAAGTAGCTAAAGAAGCAGTTATGTCTCTGGCTGACCTCTTCGATTCTTATTACCCAAAAGCCGCTAAGAAGACTGTCATTGAGACTATTGAAGCGCCAGCCATTGTGATCCCTAAAGGAATTAGCAGGGTCAAGGAAGCAGTCCGCACAGCTAAAGGTAACTATGGTGCAAAGCGTGTAGAGCGTGCGGCTGACGAGATTGCTAACCTTGAGAAGATGTACACAGACGAGGCGCTTCGCCAAGTATTCTCTGGTGACAATGCCAAAGCCTTGATGACCATAGACCCAGCGGACTTTGAGAACTACGCCGCTCGATTGCATTACAAGAGCAGTGTTGGCCCTAATGCGGCAAAGTTAGCCAGCCAAGGTGATCTATCAAAATTCACAATGTCCACAGAAGATTACCTCAAATATTTGCGGACACTACCTGAAGGTTTTGATCAAGTGCCCTACCTGCAAATCAGCAAGCAAGAGACTGGCTTGCCTTTGATGCCTTACATCACAGGGCATGAGGGTCGCCACCGCAACCGTGCACTTGCTGGCGCTGGTCAACAGAGAAGCCTTGTGCAGTTAATGCCAAACTATGAATTGCGTGAGCCATTGCCTAGAGGCTCACAAGAAGATTACATTCAAGCACTCAGAGAAGAAATGGCTATGACTAAAAACAAAGTCAAGCCTGAAAAATACTTTGACGACTCTTTGCCTAAAAACCTTTTGATTGAGCGCCCACCGATAGACTTGCCTGACTTCTATGCCAAGGGTGGCGAGGTCGACATCCCTGAGATGGACTTTGACGACAAACAGTCAGCTAACCTGTACAAGTACGCCATGAAGTCTCTTGGATTACAGGGTGAGCAGTCTGGTGCTGGCGGTGGTGCAAACATCCCTTTAGGTGGTGGCAACCTGAACTTAGGTGTTAACTTCAACAAGCTAAGCACAATGCCTAACCAGATGATGCAGACACTTGATGCGTCCTATGGTAAAAACATCAATGGTATTAACATGAACGCAAATGTGTCTAAGCCTTTGGACATTGAAGGTGTCTATCAAGGCATGCTAAGTGGTTCAATCCCTGTGGGTTTAGGCAGACTGATGCTAGGATTGCAAGCTCAGAAAACGCCCTATGGCTCAGGAGTAACAGGCTACACTGCTGGTTACCAAGGCAAGGTTGGGGATGGCATGCTAAACGCTACTATCAACCAGCCAAGAAACCGTGCCGCAAGTCGATCTGCTCAAGTGCAGTACCAAATGCCATTCGCCAAAGGTGGTGCTGTCGAGTACAATCCAGCGGAAATCGACAAAATAGCGTTATCGCTATATGAGGAACTGTATGGCTGAACAAAACAAAGACCTAACGATCCCTGAAGATAAAGGCGAAACTGTTGAAGTCGATGAGGACTTTTCAGAGGTAGAAGATACCGAAGACGGTGGTGCGATCATTCGTGAGAAAGAGAACGACGAAGACGCACAAAAGAACCAAGCCCACTTTGCGAATATTGTCGACGATGTAGACCAGTCTATGCTTGTCGAGGCGACTACGGACTTGCTCGAGAAGATCGACAAGGACAAGGAAGCACGAGAGAAGCGGGACAAGCAGTACGAAGAGGGACTGCGCAGAACAGGGCTGGGCGATGATGCCCCCGGGGGTGCACAGTTCACAGGCGCAAACAAAGTCGTCCACCCCATGCTCATCGAAGCCTGCGTGGACTTCTCCGCTCGAGTCATGAAGGAGATTTTCCCTCCAAGTGGCCCTGTTAAGAGCAAGATTCAGGGCGAGAAGAACAAAGAGAAGGTCGACAAGGCAGAGCGCAAAGCCGCCTTCATGAACTGGCAGACTACTGAGCAAATGACTGAGTTCCGTGGCGAACTCGAGCAACTCAGCACCCAGCTCCCACTAGGTGGTGGTCAGTACCTCAAGATGATGTGGAACCCACAGCACCGCAGACCAGCGGCTGAGTTCATCCCCATCGACGATGTCTACCTGCCATTTGCCGCAACTAACTTCTACAGCGCTGAGCGCAAGACCCATGTCCAGTATGTAACCAAGATGGAATACATGCGCAGGGTCAAGTCTGGCATGTACCGCGATGTTGATGTTGGCACGGCTGATGAGCCTGAGTACAGCAAGTCAACCCAAGCTAACGACAAGATCGAAGGTCGCAAAGAATCCTCTTACAACGAGGATGGATTGCGCACAATCTTTGAGATTTACACATTTCTAGACTTTGGTGATGGCGTTGAGCCTTACATCCTGAGCGTGGACAAGTCAAGTGGGCTGGCGCTGTCGCTGTACCGTAACTGGGAAGCTGACGACACTTACCGCAAAGAGCTTGACTGGATTGTGGAGTTTGGGTTCGTGCCATGGCGTGGTGCATACCCAATCGGACTGACACACATGATTGGTGGTCTGAGTGGTGCGGCTACGGGTGCTCTGAGGGCGCTGATGGATAGTGCGCACATTCAGAACATTCCGACACTGCTAAAGCTCAAGGGCGGCCCCGGCGGTCAGACCATCAACCTCCAGCCCACCGAAGTCGTGGAGATGGAAGGCGGCGCACTCGTGGACGATGTCCGCAAGATCGCCATGCCCATGCCCTTTAACCCACCCTCTGCGGTGCTCTTCCAGTTGCTTGGCTTCTTGGTGGACGCAGGCAAGGGCGTTGTTCAGACCTCCTTTGAGAAGCTGAGCGACCAGAATGTCAACGCTCCTGTAGGCACAACCCTCGCTCTGATTGAGCAAGGCATGGTGGTGTTCTCTTCTATTCACTCACGCCTTCACTCATCGATGGCGCGTGTGTTCAAGATATTGCACCGCATCAATTCTGCCTACATGACAGATGAAGATATTGAGGCGCTCGAGTCTGGTTTGGATATTGAGCCTTCTGACTTTGATGGCCCAATGGACATCATCCCAGTCAGCGACCCTGCGATCTTTAGCGAGACACAGAGGTTTGCACAGATTCAGGCGATCATGCAGAGGGCGGCGGTTATGCCCCAGATGTATGACCAGCGCAATGTGGAGAAGATGTTCCTGCGCAATCTGAAGATTAGTGCAGATGAGGTGTTGCAGGCGCAACCCGGGTCTGAGGACATCGACCCCGTCAGCGAAAATGTCGCCGCCACCATGGGTCGCCCAGTCTTCGTGATCCCAAGGCAAGACCACATGGCTCACCTCAAGACCCACCTCGCGTTCTTAAAGTCGCCTTTGTTTGGTAGCAACCCAGTGATTGCACGGACATTCATTTATCCAATTGCTACACACTTGCGTGACCACCTGCTGAACTACTACCTTGTCGAAGCTCACAATGCTGTAGACATGGCTCAGCGCGAAGACTTGATCAAAGAAGATGCAGACGATCAAGTCAATGTGATCTTGCAAGTCCAGCAGTTCATTGAACAACAACTTGGTGGGTTTGGTCAGGAGTTGGCACAGATCGACCAAGCGGCTCAGCAGTTCAAGCCACAACCACCAATGCCACCAGACAATACTATGGAGATTGCGCAGATGAACGCGCAACTGCAAGGTCAGGCAATGCAACAGCGTGCTCAGATTGATCAGGCGAAACTGCAACTTGAACAGCAGAAACTTCAGATTGATGCGCAGACAGATGCGCAGAAGAATCAGGAAGACATGCAGAAGGAGCAGATGCGCCAGATGTCAGAGAACGAACGCTTACTGGTCGAATTGCAAGCCAGAGAGCGCATGAACACTGCGGACAACGACACAGCGATGAGGCTTGCGGCAACGGAGCTTGCGACTGGGGAGAAGTTTGCGGTGAGTACGGGCACGGGGATTAACCCCGGGGCGCGTTGATTGATACTTTTTTGTAACCCAACTTAGGAGACTCACATGTCTGATACCCCAAAAACTGGCACAGTCCCAATGACTGGCGCATTCGTCAAACAACACCACCGCATGGCGGCTGGCGAGAAGCTCAATGGTCAAACATTGCCTAGCGCTCCCACTACGCCCAAGACTCCAGCGTGAATTTTCCTGAGCAACTGCTCAACCGCCTCAAGTCCGACCAGCAGAAGTTTGCGCTGGATGCCTTGAAGCGTCCTCAAGAACGCAATACCTTCGAGTACGGGTATCGTGTCGGAGTCGTAGCAGGTTACGAAGCCGCCGTAAATGTACTGTTATCACTACTAGACGAGGAGAAAAATAGTGACAATGACTTATGAGAACGCACTGGCAGAGGCTTTCCCAGCA